ATAATTACCAGACTATTCATATGTTCTTCTAGCAAGTCTCTTTGATAATTCTGTAGTAGTGTCAGCCACATCAGTATTATCAGTTTGTGGTACACCTGCAGAAATTCTTAACAGTGTAACGTAATTGGCATAAGTTGTATTTATTGCAGTTAGTGATTCCTTCACAAGAGCTGTAGAAATTTTATATCTGGTAGCACCAGGAGCGGCCGTGTTGGGAACACCCTGAGCATTATCAAGCAATGATGTATCAGCGCCAGAATCTACGATACTCTCTGTAACACTAAGACCTACAGTGTATGATGGTGTATTAGTATATTTGTCAAGGATCAATGAACCTTTAGGTACATAAACAAATGTTCCTGATAGGAAGTAAACGCCTTCTTCGATATTAACAACTGCGCCTTTACCAGTGACAGTTCCCGATGTTTGGACTTGGCCATAACGGGTAGTAGTACCAGCACCTTCGGCTGTAGAGAATGTAGAGATTGCAAATTCTTCACCAGCAGCAAAGGTAGACGTAGTTCTGTTCGCACCACCTGTACTTGTATACTTAATGAAAAGAGTATTGGGGTCGGTTCCATCTTGAGCAGTAACGGCTAATACTTTAGCAGTAAGTTGTGTGGCAGAATTTGCAGTGCCAGTAATTATAGTTCCTACAAAGTCACTCAGGTATGTATCAGAGTTTAATGAACCACCAACAGTATGCACAAAGGTTGAATCTATTTTAATAAAATCATATTCAACATTTACTGTGACCTTGCCACCGACAACCCTAGAGCCATGTTTGAAAGCATACTGTCCATGCCTATCAATCTGGGCCTGGAGTGTAGTTTGCATCTGAGTAAGTTCTCTGGCCTGAACTGCGTATCCCGGGCGATATAAAACTCTATGATAATTCTTTGTTTCGTCAAAGTCGTCATAGTATGGTGCTACGGAATAATTCTTTATTACTGTTGTGCTCATAGGATCCTTTCTCTTTTAGTTAATATACTATGTATATTAGAATTCAATAATGACTTTGATATCTTCAATCTGTGTGGCTGTTCTATTAATTGGGTTTCTATTTTCCATAAAGATAATATCACCACTACCACTTAAAGACTCTGACGCGATATGTGAACTAGCATCACCTTCAAGAGCTCCTGTTGCTGATGAAGTTCCACCAGTAATTGTCTCTGCATTATTAAAGGCCTTGTAACCAGTCTTAGCATTTTGATGGTAATAAATGTAACCATTGGAAGAATCAATCTCAACTACGTATGCCTTAGCACCTGTAGTACCACCAGTGATAACTTCATCAACTGCAAAATTTGCAACTACCACACCTGAGGTAAAGTTTAAACCACGTAGTGATTTTAAAGTTGGAGCAGTAGCAACAGCAAAGGGTGACGCGCCATTCTGGGGGTTACGAATAAGAGTAACCTGTCTGAAGTCATTACCAACTGTTAAGTCTACGTTGTCTGTTCCACCAATTTGTGTATTAAGAGCAACAAAGAATGCACCAAGTTCCTTAACGGGTTGTACCCCATGTCCCGTGTGAGGAGCAAGAACTGCTCTTGCAGCTGCATCGCCAGAACTAAAAGTAATATCAGCTACTGTATAGTTTGTGCCTTTAGCTGTTATAGCAATAGAAGCAACGGTTTGATTTGAACCGGTTCCTGACATAGTAGCTGTAGCTGTAGCACCAGTACCATCACCACTAATAATAACATCAGGAGTGGCCGAATAAGTACCACCAGCTGTGACTTCTACCCTCTCAATACCTGCAGCAGTACCGAGTTCTTTAGAAGCTTTTTGATTTAAGTATTGGGCATAATCGGCTTCTGATAAGTCATCTGCAGCAGCTGCATCGTTCAGATATAAAACACCAGTATCAGCGTCAATATTCGATACAGTTTTAACCGGCAGATATGAAGTGGTTAAGAATTTCTCTGCATCTGCAACAGAAACAGTATACATATACTTCCATGTGAACCCATCGGATTCAGCAGTTGGATCAGTAAGTGTTTGTGTCGGTTGAATAGTAGAACCAGAAGTTCCAGCTACGATACATTTATAAACTTTAAATTCCGAAGTAACAACATAGAACTTCTTATCATAGATTGCGGCATCGTCCGAATCCCAGGCAACGTATTGTACTGCCGCTGTCCATGTATGTCTTGGGACAATATGAGAGATGTCATTTACTCCAATAAGTTTTAGACCTATGAGGTTCTGATGTGCTTCTCCCAAAGTATCCAAAGCATCAACTGGAACTGTTGGTGTAGTGTCGGTAGTATCTGACAGGGTATTAGACCACACATCAGGTTTTCCGATACCTACGTAAACAGATGTTCCGGCATCTTTGACGTCTTCTTTAAAGTTTTCGGCATTAACTACCCTAAAATTTGATGTTACTATGGCTGTCATAATAGTTTCCTGTGTTTACCCAAGGTGAATGAAAGAATTCACATTATAGTTATTTATATCGGTTGTATTAGTAGTTTGCAGAGTTGTACTTCCTAATGCTTCCAATGTTTCGTTATAGTCATAAAGTTTGCTACTGTTTAAATAAGTATCGCCCTTTCTATTAAAGTAATTATTTTCTATATTAGATCTTGATGAATCTGCTTTGTGATTCAGTAAAAGAATCAGTATTGGTTCAAGGGTCTTAGCTCTAATTTCATTAGCTGCAGTAGAACCAACAAGTAGTCTTGGGTTACTGGAGTAACCGAACCCGGCATTAGTTAATGCGTAACCACTAATTTGACCATCAGTAATTGTAAAGGTAGCAGTTGCCTGTACATTACTAGCTAATAGGTTTCCGTCATAGTCTGTTGCAGTAGGTGGAGCAATATTAATAGTAGGAGCACTATTGTAGTCTTTATAATATTGTGGTCCTATAATCAGAGAGTGTACTTTACCCACATTACTGTTAGCCGTAACTACTGCATATGCATTAGCATAGTTTAAACCAGCACCTGCAATAGTAACAGAATCAATTCTACCATTACTATCAATAGTAGTTGTTAATGTTGCTGTAGTAATAGACTGGCCTGTTTTAGGATCACCATTCACTACAACAGTAGGAGCAGTACTATAACCCCACCCAGTATCTTTAATTTCTACTGCAGTAATGGCACCTGCAGCACTCAAGGTTATTGAGAGTAGACCAGACTGGTGAATTTGAGCTTCTACTGATGGCAAGAATACCGAAGCAAACATCTCAACAAGTAATGGTAGATCCTCAGCACCGATAGTTCCTGGTTGTCTATAGGGTAAAGATGATAATACCTTTCTATAAAGAGTATCACCTTCTGCAACATCTTCTCCTAATACTGCCTTGGTCAATTCTATAATCATTAGAATCTCACCAAAGAATTTAAATCCAGCCGGGTGTACTAACCTATTGAAAACATTCTCCCAAGAGGTAAGGTTCTGACCTGTTCTAATAAGGTAGGAAAACTTCTGGTATCTTAACGAGTCTTGTACTTTAATAGTATCTGATAAGAAACCCTTGTTATCCAAATACTGGCCACCCTTAGGTAGAGCAGCATTCACATCCCAGTTACCCGAGGAAGGTATTAATGTTTTATCCCAAGGATATTTAACCTCTACCTCATCGTTAAACAATAGTCTAAAAAATATTTCAATGGAGTCTGATGTACCACGAACCTTATAGTATTCTATAATGGACTTATACAGGGTTCTTTTGTTTACGGTAATATCTCTTGGTATAACAGAAGCAATTTCTTTCTGCATAAGCTCTAAGAACAGATCACTATTATTATCAATGTCCATTGCTTGTTCTATATTATTCAATACATGAGAAGGACCAGGCCCTACCCAATGTTTTATAGGAGTAATAAGTTTGGCAGTACTACCATTATAAGCCGCGAGTCCCTGTACCTGAAAGGTCTTACCTATTTCGGAAGTTTCTTTAGCCAAAGATCCCGGGAGTTCATTACCATTTGATATAGAGATATTAATATTGTTAATAGCTACTATAGTAATATCCCCGGCAACATTAGTTACAGAGAATGTAGAATCAGCACCTTGCTCATCAGTAAAGAATTCTGAGTTGGTATTCTTAGGATCAGAAATTCTAAATACGGCTTTACCATCCAATATAATATCCGAGAAGGTTTCATTCTCAGCATATATGAATTCATCCATATTCATAAAGTCATAGTAAGCTTCTAATAGTAATTTAATACCCACTTGTTTAGTACTGACATAAGCCGAACTATCTAAAATCTCCGAGGGTATAAGAGAATCAATCCTTAATTTCTCTTTACTCTTCTTTACGGAAGATGCACGAGACTCAATATACCCTGGAGAGGATATATCGGAACTGTGATTAGTCATGTCTCTATTGTGTGCAACCATTATCGTAACCTAGATGATGTAGTGTAGTCTATAGTACCGGATGAACCACTCAATGCAATAGTATCAATCTGTGGTGTAATATTAACACGTAACGAGTCTATAGAAAGTAACTGATCCCGTTTGGGTGCCAGATCTAAAGAGTCAGGTGTTACTGTTACTCTTATTGATGCAACATCATCCACAGAAAAATTATTTAAAGTTAATGTACCCTTACTAGGTTCAACCAAACCGGCCTCACTTACAGTAGTAACATTAACTCCATCAACTACCTTATAAACAATTACTTGTCTATTGGTAGAACCTGCAATTGGTATATCTCCAAAGAAGTGATCTACAGTACCCACTTTAAAGGCTGTACTATTTACAATGAAGTTAGTAGAGGAGCCAGAAGAATAAAATTTTGAGGTAAACTTCAACGTGTGATTATTTGTACCCACCCCTAATAAAGGAGTGATATTCATAAACATATAAGGCCGTACACTACTATTCTGTATTGCGGGATCAGCTGCATCAATATTCTTTAATAGCTGCGAATGTCTAAACACCCCATCAAACTTATTTAATTCATTGAAGTTATAGTCAGAGATAGTATCACGTACCACGGCTGTTAATTCTACACTAGTCCTATCTGTTAAGTTAGGGTTATATTTAAAGAATACATCTAATTCCAGATTAGTATAATTAGGGTCTACTAATATAGGTGTAATGGAAACCACATTCTTACCCTTAAGGGTTACACCAGTGATCTCTGCCTTTTCTGCTACTGTGAGTACCTCAGCAACAAGCGGTCTAATAGAGATATAAACTTTACCGTAGTCTGGTGGATCATTGTCTTCCCCACCCCAACATGATATGGATGAGATATTAGTAAAGCCCTTTTGAATAATGGCTCTGTAGTCATCAGATGTTACGGCTCTATTTTGTGAGGTAAAGGTAAGAGGAGCATTGAATCGAATAGACTCAGTAGTCTCTCTAACAGCACCACCCGTAGCGGACGTGAGTGTGGTTAATCCAATAGTACTATAACCACCTATAGTATCCACCATGGTAAATACTGATGCACCGTTAGATTCTTCTCCCTCGGTGTACACGTAGTCCACCGTCACGATATTATTATTGGTTGGTTTATAACCGGTAACCCCATCTCCGAAATATGCTTCAAAGAAAGAATCACTATTCTCTTGAATATAGTATACTTTGGAGGTAGAATTAATATTCAATAGAGATTCAAACTTGGTGTAGATATCAAATGACGTGGATTCCTCATTCTCTTGTACTCGTACCCTTAGAGTAGACACGTCTGCATCTTGATCTGATATTTGGAACTTCTGATTTTCTATATCGTTGTCCACTCTATATCTTAAAGTCTTGTATGAACCCTGGGCTATAGACACCTGATCAAAAGTGAAGGTCTTTTTAAGACTCGCACCCGTACCTGTAGTAACCATTTGAGCGGCCTGAGTGGCTAAGACCACATAAGAGTATGTCTCTGTATCCACTACCGTAGATAGTTTAGTACCTCTTGGTAGAGAGATGATACCCGTGGCAGGTAAAGACGCTGCATTCTCTTCTGTTACATCCAGAACAATTTTAATCTTGGCCTTAGGTGCCAATACAGAACGTGGAGTATAACCCAGTAACTTGGCCCGTGTGACTACATTACCACGTATTTGTGCTGAGTCAAGAAAGGCTTCATTAAGTGCGAAGTGAGCCGCTATGGCATTATAGTGTGTATTATATGCAAGTACATCCAATAGTGTACTAACACCAGACCCCTCAAAGTCATAGTCATTAAACGTAGACTGTGTCTTTAAGTAGTTCTTTAGATTTTGTTTAATCTGATCGAAATCAAGTTCCGTTACATTTAAATTAGTGGACATATTATCTTAACCTTCTTAGTATGATTTCAACCTGTTGATTAGTATCATATTCTTTTATTAGAAAATGAACCGTTACCCTATAAGCATTTATCTCTGACTGATCATCTATCTCAATACTATTCAACTTTACTCGGGGTTCGTGTCTACGTATGGTTCGTTGTATATTATCCCTTAGAGCAATCCTAGTAATGGCATCATTAGGTTCAAAGAGTAGTCCTCTAAGGTTAGCGCCTATGTCACTATTAAAGGGACGTTCAAAGAAGTTAGTGAGTAACAAATTCTTTACGGCATTCTTAACTGCTCTATCGTCACGTAGGGATATAATATCTTTACGTGGTTGTGTAGTAGCCAATGAAAGGTCTAAGTCTGCCCATCCCTTAGTACGGGCTACAACACGTGCCTTAGAAAGGTTTCCGATTATACTTTTATCTGATAGTAGTGTAGACATAGATCTATTTATACCTTTTTAATAGAGGATAATTATGTTATGTACCCTTAGTGGGCGATTTAGTCTCTGCAGTACCCGGTGTTGGTGAACTTGATCCACCTGTGCCTGGTATCTCTACGTGAGTGTGTCCTGTCAGAGTAACAGACCCTGAGGCCGCTGAGCCATCTTCATTAGTAATTGTATTACCGGCATCATCTGTTGCTTGTGAACCAGCCTTAGCTGTAATCTCTGCAGCGCTAGTAATAGCTTTAGTCGTATGTAGTGTACCCGTGATAGTAGTGTTACCGTCAATGTTTACGATGTCGTCTATAGCGTTAATAGACACGGTGCCAGAGGGGGTGATATTAATAGTAGTGCCACTATGATGATGGATGTAAACAGTGTTAGCCACCGGGTCCATACTTAGGGTGTGCGTTATAACCTCATCGTCGTCATTTGGTATACTTCTACTCTTCAATGTAGTAAGACCATTAGGACTTATTTCAAATGCCGTCTTATTAACACCGTGTTGTATGTGTATCCTTTCTCCCTCGGGTGTATTATCAAGTTCTATTAGGTGTCCACTCTGTGACTTATATACGTGATTAGTGTTATTCTCAACATGTGCTTCTATAGGGTTATCAATAGTCCCGTCAGTTCGAGAAGCAATTGAACCCAGTACTATAGGATCCTGTGCACTAGGCCCATCTCTAAAGAACCCTACGACCCACGACCCTATCTGGAGGTTATGGTTAATGCCCACCCCCTTATAAGAACCACTAGTGGAGGGATTCATTACTGTAGCCCATGGTATATTGGCCGT